TACAAGTGATCAACAGGCAGCCCACGCTACCGGGGATGGACAATTGGTTCCAGCAACACAAAGAGCTAGAGTAACTTATATTCAAGCAGCTGGAGTAGCATCGGGAAATGTAAAATTATATAATGGTACAGGCACTGGCGGAACATTACTTGCTGAGTTTGAATTTGACGTAGATGGACTATCTGTTTATGTTCCGGGTTCTGGAATTTTATTTGATGCGGGTGTTTATTTAGATTTAACAGCAACACCAGGCGTAACTATTCTATATACGTAAGGAAATAAATGGCGACGATTACTTACACGGTCACTGTCGCGAGTGGCACTAATGCCTTTAGCGCTAGTAACCCTAAATTTTTTATTAATGGAGAGGTTAGTCCTGTCTTGTATTTACAAGAAGGTAACACCTATGTTTTTGATCAAGCTGATTCTACGTGTACAGGTTATTTAATAGCTTTTTCAACTACTACTAATGGAACCTTTACAACAGGCGGACTAAAATATACTACCGGCGTTACAGAAACAGGAACACCTGGAACTGCAGGAGCTAAAACTACAATTGTAGTTGCTCCAGTTAGAACTGTAGGCGCTCCTCTTTTATTTTATTATGATGGCGGTGGCGTAGGAACTTCTGGAATGGGTAATAGTGCACAAACTATTGCACCTACTTCGGAGACGACAGAATTCAATCCACAAATAGATGACGTTATTCAAGAAGCCTTTGAAAGAACAGGCGTAAAGGGAACTCAAACTGGTTATATGTTAAGATCTGCACGGAGATCTTTAAATATAATGTTTCAAGAATGGGGTAATAGAGGCGTTCATTTATGGAAAGTAAAATTAGCTAAAATACCTTTAGTATTAGGTCAGGCAGAATATAGTTATGCATCTGATTCAGAAAATTTTCCTAATGATATTAGTGAAGTATTAGAAGCATTCTACAGAAATAATTCTGTAACAACGGCTCCTTCAGATATTGCTTTAACTAAAATTGATAGGTCAACTTATTCACAAACACCAAATAAATTAGCACAAGGAACTCCTTCACAATATTATGTACAAAGAAAATTAAATCCAAGTGTATTTTTATATACAACACCAAGTTCAAGTGTATCTAGTACGAGTACCCCAAGTAGTTACCAATTTTGTTTTTATTATTTAGCAAAAATTCAAGACGTGGGAGCTTACAATTATACATCCGACGTTGTTAACAGATTCTATCCTTGTATGATGTCTGGTCTAGCTTATTATTTAAGTTTAAAGTTTTCACCAGCTATGAGTCAAGAATTGGAAAGAAGATATGAAAGTGAATTACTTAGAGCATTAGATGCTGACAACCAAGGTACGTCTACTTTCATTTCACCACAAACATTTTATGGAGATGGAGTATAATGGGCGGATATGCATCAGGTAAAAGATCTTGGGCGATTTCTGATAGATCGGGATTAAAATTTCCTTACACAGAAATGGTAAGAGAGTGGAACGGAATGTTAGTTCACACTTCAGAATATGAACCTAAGCAACCACAGTTGGATCCCAAACCAGTTGGTTCTGATCCGCAAGCTTTATGGAATCCAAGACCCCAACCAGCTTCAACAGCAAGTTTAATTTTATTAACTGTTGATCCATTCACTACTGTTAAGTACGGGGGAACAACTTATGTAAATGTTTATTCGCTTGATCATCAAAGATCAACGGGAGACACTGTAAGATTAAGAGGAGCTGCTCAAGTAACTTCTGCAGGAAGTGGTGGAGCAGATGCAACTAATCTACAAGCTTTTAGAAGTATACCTACTTTTGATAATGTGAGTGATATTGATTCAGCAACAGGATTTACAATTACAGTAGGACAAAAAAAATCTGATGGCAGTGTAACAACTGCTCCAGGAACTTTAACTTCTCCTGAAAATTATTTTTTCTTTACAAGTACAGATACGGCCACAAGTGGAGGAATATTAGGAGGCGGCTCTAATTCATCGGCGGGTCCAGTAACATTAAAGGTGGTTAACGGATAATGGCATATAGTTTAACAAATTTACAAGACGATATTAGAAACTATACAGAAGTTGGAAGTAATGTACTTTCCGATGCTGTGTTATCTAGAATCATTCAAAACGCAGAGAATAAAATTTTAAGATCAATTGATACAGATCAAAATGTTTACTATGCAACTTCTAACTTAGTTATCGGAAATAGATATGTAACTATTCCCGGTGATATGAGAGCAATTAGATATGCTCAATTGGAAGATGCGGCAGGAAATCAATATTATTTAGAGCAAAGAGACACATCTTTTATGGCTGAATATTACTCAACGCCCGGAACTTCGGCCGTTGATATTCCAAAATATTATGCAAATTGGGACGAAACTTACTGGGTGGTAGCACCTACTCCTGATAAAACTTATGCAATTACGCTTTGTTATGATAAAGAACCAACTAGTATTATAACCGATACTGGTGGGACATATTTATCAAATAAATATGCCGACGTCCTTTTATATGCTTCTCTAGTAAATGCATATGGGTACTTGAAAGGACCGCAAGATATGTTACAATACTACACTCAGGCTTTTAACGAAGCTCTAGAATCGTATGCGATCGAGCAAATTGGTCAAAGACGCAGAGACGAATATCAAGATGGTGAAGTTCGTGCTCAACTCAACGTTAAACCACCATCAAGTTATGGAAATAAATAGGAGATAAAAATATGGCAAATATGGTACCTTATGCATTCCCTGTAGAATTGTTGAGTTCAACTCACAATTTTGCATCGAACACATTTAAGTTAGCACTTTATACGGCGACTCCATACACAACTGCGAGTACGGTTTATGTAGCTACTACTGAAAGTTCTGGAACAGAATATTCAGCAGGCGGTAATACATTAGCAGGTAATGCAGTTTCAAATGTTGCAGACATTGCAACAGTGGATTTTACGGATAGTGTTTGGGGAAGCCCAACACCTGCAACTTTTAGTGCGGCGTACGGAGCGATTTATAATTCATCAGCAAGTAATAAATTAGTTGTAATCTTAGATTTCGGTGGAACAAAATCTTGTTCTAATGGAACGTTCACAGTAACTTTCCCAAGTCCGACTTCTGGATCACCTTCTGGTGCAGATGCATTATTAAGTATAACATCGTAATTATAGGAGATAAAAAATGGCTTTGGTTATAAATGATAGAGTAAAAGAAATTAGTACTACAACAGGTACTGGTGCGCTAGCGCTGGGCGGTATAGTAGCGGGTGAAGGTTTTACAACTTTTGCAACAGGAATTGGAAATAGTAATACAACTTATTACGCTATTCATAATCAAGGAACAGCTGAATGGGAAGTTGGTTTAGGAACTTTAGATGGAACGAGTGCAAATTTAGCTCGAACAACGGTTCTCGATAATTCCGACGGCAATACTTCTCCAATCACTCTTTCTGCTGGAACTAAAGATGTATTTTGTACATTACCGGCAGCGAAGGCAGTATACTTAGATTCAACTGGAACTCCAGTCGGAGCAGCAAGCGCTGGTTTTGCTTTAGCAATGGCGGTGGCGTTATAAAAAGGAAAAAAATATGGCACAAAACTTTAGAAACAATTTACAGTCAGCCGTCGGAACAGGACCCGTAACTCTTGTAACTGGCGCGGATTATGATGCGGTCATAGGAATTAGATTATGTAATATTTTAACTTCTACAATTGAAGTTGATGTGTACATTGTCAACAGTGGAAATAAATATCTTGCAAAAGATGTAGTAATTCCACCAAATTCTGCAATCGAATTAATTCAAGGCGGAGCTAAAATTGTTTTAAAATTAGGTGATGTATTGAAGGCCGTATCAGATACAGGGTCGAGTTGTGATATTGTTACTTCATACATTAATCAAATTAGTTCGTAGGAGGAATTATGACGGCAATAGTAAATGGAATCCAATATATTGGAGGGCAGACCTCTCCAAATGAATTTATAAATAATCAAGCGGCAACTATTGATGGAACGCAAACTATCGAGAGTGGTGTTCTGGCAGGTCCAATTTCTATTCCAGCAACAGTTACCATAACAGGAACGTTGGTAGTCGTATAATGTCAAAAATAGAAGTAAATACAGTTGAACCACAATGCGGAACTACCTTAACTTTAGGTGGTTCAGGAGACACAGTATCTTTAGGCAGTGGGGCTAGTCAAACAGGATTCGGAAGAACAGGAACTGTAGATTGGGTGACAACTCCGAAAGTAACAGGAGATTCTCCCATTACAGCAGTAACAGGAAAAGGATATTTTTTAAATACAACAGCAGGAACGATTACAATAAATTTACCAGCAGGAGCAGCCGGTTCAATTGTTTCTATGGCAGATTATGCAGCCACTTGGCAAACTTATGCTGTAACAGTTGCTGCAAATGGTTCAGAAAAAATAGGTGGAGTTGCAGAAACTGCACGTTTAACTACACAAGGACAATCAGTTACTTTTGTATATGTAGATTCAACACAAGGTTGGGTTAATATAATGGATTCAACTTCTAATGTTAGAGGAGGATCTTTTATAGTAGCAACAGGAGGAACTCCTTGTGCAGGAACTACTTGCGGAGATTATAAAATTCACACATTTACAGGCCCAGGAACTTTTTGTGTTTCAGAGATAGGAGCTTCTGCACCTGTCAATGTCGTAGATTATTTAGTAGTAGCAGGAGGTGGTGCTGGTGGTGGAGAAGGCGGCGGTGGCGGTGGTGGAGGATATAGAGAATCCCCAGGTACAGCAACAGGATCTTATACAGTTTCCCCAAGAGGAGCAGCTCCTGCAGCAGCCTTACCAGTTGCAGTAGCAGGTTATCCAGTAGTCGTTGGAGGAGGTGGAGCAATAGCACCTGCCCCTCAAAATACTACTTCTGGTGGCAGTGGAAATGATTCAGTTTTTACAGGTTCGTCAACAATCACCTCAGCAGGTGGTGGAGGGGGTGGAGCAAAAAATGCTCCTTCTCCTACATATAATGGTTTAGCAGGAGGATCTGGAGGAGGAGCAGGTAGAGATAGAACTGGTCCAGCAGCAGCAGGTAATACACCTCCCACAAATCCAGCTCAAGGGATGCCAGGAGGAATTTCTAGTAATACTAGTTATGCAGCAGCAGGAGGAGGTGGTGGAGCAATTTGTGCAGGAGGTGATGCTTCTAATCCTTCACCCGCTCCAACTGAACAAGGAGGTCCTGGTGGAACGGGTGGTACAAGTTCAATTGATGGAACTCCAACTGAAAGAGCAGGCGGTGGAGGCGGTGGTAGCGCGAGCCCTGCCTGTACAGGAGGTAGTGGTAGTGGTGGCGGTGGTGCAGGAGGTAGTCCTGCGGGAGGGGCTGGTGTTGCTGGAGGAGTAAATACTGGTGGCGGTGGAGGCGGAGATGATGGTAATTGTACTGCAGGTGGTGGTTCAGGCGTAGTAATAATAAGATACAAATTTCAATAGGATGATGGTAATATAAAATTATGGCTTCAACAATTAAAGTAGACAACGTACAAAATCAACCAGGCACTAATATAATTAATAAGTGTTCAGTTACTACAACGATAGGTGCAGGAGC